ATTGAATCTGACGAACAAATTTGTAAAAGAGGCTCCCGATGTTCCAGAGCGACCAGTCAGCCTAATTTGTAAATGCTTGTAAGCAGAATAGGCATTCAGATTGCTAAAAGTTACGCTTGCCGTATTGGTGCTAATGAGCGTAGTTTCAAGACGCACATAATCACTTGCAGCCGCACCGCCACCTGCTCCTGCCACAGCAAGAACTCCTAAAGGAATGGGCATTAGACAGTTATCTTTCCAACTACTCGGTATTCGCCAGAGCCAGTCTTGAATACGGTTGCGGCATTGTATTGCTGGTCCATTTTGAAGGTCACAGCAGTTCCAGCGGTTCCAGCACCCGCCCAGTCAGTCACACCAGTTCCAGCAGCGATAGTCACAGTTCCCGATGAGTTACGCACGATGTCAAGGCGACCACCGATTGATAGGACATCTGGGATTGTGATTGTGTAAGCAGCAGTTCCGTTGGCAATTAGAAGTTCGTTGTTGTCGGCAGCTATAGCAGTGTAAGCGGCGGTAACGGTTGCGACTGGTGAGTTTAGACCTGCGTAGTTCACATTTAGAGTTACTGCACCAGATACACCGCCACCGGTCAAGCCAGTTCCAGCAGTTACCTCAGTAATGTCACCTGGGCTTGAGACATCTGCCCAAGCAGTGCCATAAACCTGAAGGGTGCTTGTATCGGTTAGATAGGACACCATACCTGCGGTCGGGGTGCCGATAGCTGAAGACCGAGCAGCAGTCCCAGAAAAGACCATTACTGATTGGTCCATTAGATAGTCGTTTACATCAGCAGCGCTCAGAATCTCGTTCGCTACAAATACTTTTCTGCCAGCCATAATGTCCTTAGCCTAAATATCCTATGTCTAGTTTACCGAATTCTGCATCGTCTAATACCAAGTATAGGTACTTGATTTCTTGGAATCCGAGGGTTGTTTTGTGGAAACTGGGGGTTACTGCGTGGTCAATCTTGATTACCTGAATGTACTTGACAATAGGGTCGCCAATGCCATTAGGAGTAAAGGATACCTTACAGACGTCACCGATTTCGAGCCCCAAAACCTGCGCCTGTTGGGCTTCACTAAGGTCCTGGAGGTTTAGTTCTAGGCTCTCTACACGGTATTCAGGTTCGGCGTAGAGGTCGGCATAGTAAACAGCCAAATCTACCGACTGCTGGTCTGTAGCGCCTAGTAGGTCTGTCTGGACAAGCTCTCTGGTGCCATAGGTGGATGCCGAAGCGGTATCCGTGGCCACTGCTGTTCCACCGCCCGTATTAGCAATAACTACTCGGTTGAAGAGCAGCTCCGAGCCATAGACAATGCCAATAGCCAAATAGGGGATGCCCGAATCTTGGTCGAAGGTTACTAAGGAGCCTGAGCTTGGAGCCTGAATTCTATTCTTGAAGGCTACTCGACCTTGCTTGTCTACAAACAGCAGCCCAGCTTCCGTGGCGGCTATGTCCTGTAAATACTGTAAAACATTTGTGTTGGTTTCGATTTCCTGAGCACCAGCATTGACAGTTCCAGTCTCTATGTCTCTTAGCTCTGTAGACCAGCCTACGCTTGGGTCACTTAGCGATGATTCTATGCGAGTGCCAGTTAGTTCAACCGTTGGGGTGCCAGCCGTTAGAAACTGCTTGGCAAGAATCGTTGTGGCGTCTAGCGCTTCGGCATCTGCGATGGAATTGCCGTCTGGCGTATAGGTAAGGTTCCAGTCTTCTACCCAGCCCGTAAACTGAATAACAGAGCCACAGGTAACACGAATCTCTCTTCTTGGAATAATGTTACCAGCGAATGGAGAAGCTGCGTAGGTCGGGTCGAAAGCTCTGTCGTGGTTGTTGAACTCGACCACAGCCTGACCAGCAGGAAAGCTAGAAAACCTTCTTGGCTTTCCTCTAGAGATGTTGAAAGACCGAACTCTGTCAGTTACATCGTAAAAAATGGTGCCACCGAGTCTGTAGTCGGTGTTATCCAGTCTTCCAGCAACAGGGTCATCTAATCTAAAAAATGGACCTATTGGGCTATCGGTTAGGTCGAAACCAATCTCTACCTTAGGTTGTGGGATACTCATCGGCCAAACATCTCAAACTGAATACTTGGGTTAGCGGCATTAGCAGCTGCCACGCCGTCAGTAAACGCCAAGCCTTCTGCGTAGGCAGTGGACTTGTTACCAGTGCTTTGTACTGTCACATTGTATGTATTATTCACGGTTGGGCTTCCAGTTGCAATAGCCCTAGCGGTCAATTCGGCGGTGCTTAGTCCCTTGGCAATGCCCGAGAGGTCAAATTGACCACCCTTTAGAATGTCTGCTCGCAAGGCGCTAACTACGTCTATCTTGCTTTGAATACCTGCCTTTGTGGTGGCAGAAGTAACTTTGCCAAGAGCCGTGCTAGCGTTAGCAATGTAGGCATTTAGCTGCTTTAGGCCCTCCATATCAATAGTTGGCATCTCTGGAACAGCAGCCTGAGCAGCATCGGCAGCGGCCTTAGCAGCAGCTACTGGCTTCTCGATAGCAATATTTAGGCGAGAAGTGAATTCCTTGCTAAACGCATCCGCCATATCCCTTGCCAGCTGAAGCAGCTTCTCTTGCTCTGAAGCAAGACCAGCCAGTAGGCCATTGGACATATCAATTCCAGCGCCATACATTGTGGCGGCAACTTCTTCACCGAGTTCGGCTCCAAGCGCATTGATTTCGGTAAATAGCCCATTGATTTCATTGATTGTCTCTGAGCCACCGTCTACCAGCGCCTGAGCAGTTTCACCACCAGCTACGACACCAGCCTTGACCAGCTGGTCGAATAGCATTGGGTCTAGGCCCATAGACCTTAGCTTTTGAAGATTTGTGGCGAAGTCACGGGACTTTTGAGCCATATCACGGAAGCCTTGAAGTAGCCCAGCAGTCTTGTCTTGAACTTTTTCTACGGTTTCTTCATAGCTCTTACTTACTGTAATTTCAAACTCACGGAGCGAGTTACCGAGCTTGGCAATGCCTCGCTGGACCTCTGTTACAGTGCGCTTTTCGGTTTCATTTTTTAGTTGTCCGAACAGGGTGGTAAGTTGTAGAGCCGCCGATAGTGCGCCCTTGTATTCCGAGATTAGCGCTTCGGAAAGCTGGTATCTCTTGGCTAGGTCATCACGAGCTTTAGCTAGACGGCGTAGTTCGAACTCTTCGGCAGCTACAAAAGCAGATAGCTTTTCAAAATCATTCTTGAAGATAAGTTCGCTACGGAAAGCGGTCTTGAGCTCTGACCGAATACGCTCGACCGAACCAATAACAGCCGCTTCAAACTTGCCGACTTCTTCTTCAACATTTGGAAGAATCTCAATAGTATTGAAATCTTCAAGTCTTTCCAAGAAGTTATCTGCTGCTTGTCTGGCTCTTTCATAGGCAGCTTTTAGTTCATCTGCGAGTCTTTGAGCCTCGTCAATTTCTTTTTGCTTTTGTTTGAGGAACTCGTCAATCTGTTTTTGCTGAGCTTCTTCTAACGCTCTAGTTGCATCAGCTACTTCGTCAATACCAGTCTTAGTGCGGTTGAACTCAGCTTGAAGTCTTCTTAGACCAGATACGCCATTACGAATAACACGCTGGAATACCTTCTCCCAACCGTCTGCGCCCACAATAGCTTCAATAAGTCCTTCGGAAGCGCCCATCTTACGTAGGCGGCGGCGAGCAGATTCCTTAGCTACTTCGTCATCAATGCTTTCAAAGAATCCACCTACAGCGTCTTTTACAGCACCGCCAGTGTCTGTTTTTAGACCATCTAGCAATGACTGTAGTGTTGCCTGAGCTGCACCGATTGTGGCAAGACCTGTTACCGAAGCAACCTTAGAAATGTCAATTGCCGTAATCTTTGCCAGATAAGAAATCTGACCGAATATCTTGGCCCAGTCAGGTCGAGTAAGCACTGCTTCAATTTGTGCTGCTGACAAACCGATTTCTTCAAGTGCGGCAGCGGCTTCGCTCTTCTTAGCCTCTTCTTCAATTTCTCTAAAGATAAGCGCTAAGCCGTCCAGCTTGCCTTCAGTGTCTTCGCTCTTTAGCCCAAGTCTGTCGAGGGTGTTTATGTAAACATTTGTTTCTTTTGCTACTTCTTGAGCCTTTAGAGCAGCTTTGATTTGAGCAGAGCTTATTCTTTCTAGCGAATTGAAGCCAGTGTCCCCAGCTTTGTCCCAACTGCCGCTTTGTACGTTTAGGGCATAGGTTCCTCGCTCGACAAGATTGATAAATTTATCAAATGACTTTTCGGCAGTTTCCCCATAAAGATTTAGCAGTTGTAGAGTAAGCGGAGCATTTTCTTTGAGCCAGTCTGTAAATCCGCTACCGTCAAAGCCCATAAGCTTGCTTGAAAGTACGCCTATGCCAGCAATAAGGAAGTCAATAGCTGAATTGATTGCCTTGATTCCATTGGCCATAATTTCTAGCCTTGGAGCCAAACTGGATGTGATTGCCCCAGCCAAAGAGCCCAAGACGCCAATAAGCGGCTCTAGCAAGGAAACAAGTTGAATTACCAAGCGACCAAGCGCACTAAACAGCGGTACTAACTTGTCAATGCCCACTGCTAGGGCTTCAGAGAGGTCTACGAGGTCAGGACCCTCTTGTTTGACCAAATCCGCAAAGGCATTATTTACGGCCGCTAGAGGGGCTTGTAGGGGCTGTCCAAAGGCAATCTGAAGGTTTATTAGACCAGCTTCTAGCCTCTTTTGTGACGCATACAAAGTATCGGTGGCTCTAGCAAAAGCTCCTACTGCATCTTTACCACGGCTAAACAAGAAATCAAGCGTGATGATTGCTTCAGCATTTTCTCTAGCTGCACCCTCAAGGTCGCCAAGTCCCTTAGCCAGCAACTCGGCATTGATTTCGGATTGCTTCATTGCAACACCGAACTTTTCAATCGGGTCAAACTCACCACGGAATAGGGCTGTTACGGCAAGCAAGGCTTCTTGGACGTCATATCCATAAGTCGTGGCAAGGTCTTGAGCTAGCTTGACAATACGTTGAGTAGCGCCAGCAGCTTGTTCGACATTGAATCCATACTGCTTTAGAACGGAACCAATAAAGATAGATGCCTGAGCGGCTTGAGCCTGAGCAATACCATAATTTTCAACAGCTTTTGTAAAGGTTTGCAGCTGTGGGGTCATATTCTCGAACACCTGCGAGAGGGCGAGCATATTTCTTTCGTATTGCTGCGTTACGTTTACCGCACCAACTAAGAACTCTCTTGTGCCAGCTAAAGCTTGGAAGGCGGAAAAGGCACCAGCAGCTTGACCGATGTTTCCAGCTAGCGCATTGAAATCTTTACCAAGTCCACCGATAGCATTACGAGCAGCATTGACACCAGCTGACCGAAACAGCGTGATAATCGGGAGAATTAGGGACTGTAATGCCATTAGCTCTGCATCCTTTGATTGAGCATAGTAATAGTTTCATTTAGAAGTTTAGAGGCTTTTTCCCTATGTCTAGGCTGATATTTCAGCATTGTCGGCCACGCATAGCGAGATGGACTGCTTTTCTGCTTAGCACTAGCTGAGCTATTTAGGGCTCTTAGCCAATTGTCCACATTGTCTTCATTGACCCTGTGGCGGCGAGTTACTACGCCTCGACCAAACAGATTTATCTGGTATTCACGGCTAAGCTCTCCGCTTGCTTTTCTTGCTTTGCCGCTCTTGCCAGCCATATCTGCCACAATGTAGGCAGGTGCGGTTATTCTGACTCGAACTATAGACAGAGCGCCATCTTGCCCTTGTGCAACTTTGAAGAAATCCTTTTGAGCATTACGATTTTTGTAATTCAACTGAATAGCTTTACGTGTGCTCATAGTTCGAGCATTTATCCAGCTCAAGTGCCCACGGTCAGATGTGCTCATTCGGTCATAAGTACGTAAAGTAGCGCTTCTGTGGGCTGTCTTCTTGGATTTAGGCGGTCCTAGTGGTCCGAAGGCATTGATATTGTGAAAAGCCCTTTCAACGGCATCTCGAGCTGGTTCACCTATGAATTTAGCCTTATTACGAAATTGCTTGATAGCCTCTGGACCGAGTGCCCTTAGCTGATTTTCTAGGTCTATAAAGTTACTAACCTCAAAGCCAGCTGAGCGATTATCCATTTTGAGAATAGCAAGAGCTGCAAAGTTTCCAATGGGTATGCGTTTGCCAGCTGCAACGGCTCTGACATTACCGAAACCGACTAGGGCTCCTCTTAGGTATGTTTGGACAAGTCCGCCAAAAATACCTGCAATGAGCATTGAAACCACCTATCGTTCTAATAATTTTACCCTAAAGAAAACGGCCCCCGAAGGGGCCGCCTCTTATTTTTTATTTTTAGCTACTATCCAGCGATACATAGTCCACAGCATCCTGTCGTCCAGAGCCAGAAGCTCTCTAGGCGAGATGCCAGTTTCAACAGCTAGGGCTGCAACGAACCAGTGGGCAGATTCGTCTCCTAGACCCTTTATTTTGGGTCTGTTTCAGCCTCGCCAACGGTGTCTACTGTTGCCAGCCAGTCTTCGTAAGACAGCTTTGTGTTCTTAGTCCGTTGTTCGCTGTGCCACGCCAAGAACAGCAAGTGTCCGAGGCGTTGCTCTGTTGCCAATCTTCCAACTGAAAGATTGAACTTGTCCTCAAAGGCAACTAGGTCAGGGGTACTGGCCGTAATTTCCTTCTTGGTACCGTCTGCGAAAGTAATTACTAGGTTGAATCGCATTTATTTTCCTTTGTTAGGCAGTAGCGTAGGTTACAGCACCAGTAGTCGGGAAAGACACTGAGAATGTAGCCAAGTCGCCAACTGCACCGCTTACTGGGGTGAAGCTGTTGATTAGAACAGTAGCAGTGTACTGAGGTGTTGCGGAAGAAGCGGCGGTGCCGTTTCCTGCAATCAAAGTTACTGTACCAATGGTTCCGACTAGTGGCTGAAGCAGCCTGGAAACTGCGCCAGTTCCGAAGTCAGAGTGGAAGTCTAGGGATACGGTGCCTGACTTTAGGCCTCCGATTACCTCGGTCCAACCAGCGCTACCGAAATCGGTAACGTCTACTTCGGCGGCGTTTATCACCAGTTCTGCACGAGCACACGAACTGGAGATGTCAGAGCCGTTCAGCGTGACTGCGTTGGTAGTCACTACGAATTTAGCCATATTTATTTCTCCTTATGCAAAGACGGTGACTGTGAATTCAGCCGCCAGATAGATTTGGTCATTTATTGTTATTGAGCCCACGACATTGCTGCGCTCAACCCGAAGGTCGTACGCCTCTCCGCCGAGAGTTCTCTCTGATTCTATCGCAACTTTCACTGATTGCTCCCCAGTGGGCTGCACATAGGCATCGAGCTTTCGTTGCATACTGCGCTCTGCGGCCCTGCCGACAATCACAGTCACAAGAAAGTTGTATCTAGTCAAGCCCCCATTGAAGGCTTCGTTGTAATCAATAGTGTCTAGATTGATAATCCCGATAGGAGGCGATGGATTGTCTGGAATTTCAGCCGAGGCTCGTAGCCCGTCAATGGTGCTGAGGTTTCTGGCTAGGCCATCCCTCATTGCACTAATGTCGTTCACTAGGCCATCCTAATTTTGCGGTAAGGACCAAGCAAGGACTCGATGTCGGGGTCTACTCGGCTTACTCTGACAACACCGATTTCACCGAATCCAGCAACACCTAGAGGGCTGTCATAGCGCTTGAACTGACGGACTGCCATCAGGTTACAAGCTTGTCTGATGTCGGTTGGAATAGCAGTGCCATAACCGAATACGCCAGTTACTTCAACAGTAGCCTCGCCAGTAGAGTCTGGGAAGTTTACGGTTGGGAAAAGATAGTCGCCAACTGCCCGAATCTGGGTGTATGGAGTGTAGGAGCCGCCAGCAATGCCGTTTAGCGGCTCTAGCTGATAATCATTGGAGTCCCAAGTAATGTCAAATACGCCATCGGCGTCTGAGCTGGACTTTAGGGTTGTTAGCGACACAAGGTCGTCAATCTCTGTTACATAGGAATCATTTGGCACATAAATACGGGTTGCCGTAGAAACGGTAAAGACTCGCTCGCAGTGACTATCAATCTGCCTCGAAGCAGCCTCGATACAGGTTTCCAGCAGGTTGTCATCTACGGAATCTGTGATTCTAAGAATACTTTTGACCTCAGATAGGGTCGTATAACCTCGTGTAATCGCCATATATCTAGTCTACCTTCATTCGCCTTTTTATCTCCGTAGAGCTGATTCCAGCGGTATACGGGATATACATCAGAGAAATTCTATGGTCATCTAGCCAGTCCTGGTCAAAGCCCATCTGCTTGTAGTAATCCTTGCGAGCCCAATCCGAACCAATGGCAATGATGTCTGGTTTGACACCCAGGATGCTTGGCTTGGAATCTACCCCACCCTCGTTTGGAACGATGCAATCGACATAGCGACAAGCTGCCAGAACCTCGAACCTGTCCTGATAGCTGAGCACTGGGGGTTTGCCCTTGTAGGTGGCTATAAACTCATCGGTATTGAGGCTTACCCAGACCTCTCCGAGCTCTGCGCACTTCCTAAGGAAGTTTATGTGCCCTGCGTGGAATAAATCAAAGGTTCCACCTGTATAAATCTTTAGTCCCATCGGTTTTCTCTCCTAATTCGTAGGCTCCAGCCTATTTCGTTGGTATTGGTTTCGTCTAGCTTTTTTTGTAGTAATTTCTGATTCTTGCTGAAGGTTACCTGGTTCTGATGGTGGAATCCGCTGTGAAGCGTAGACGAGTTGTCGTGATGCACTGTGGCAGGTATGTGATGGAACCCCACCCCGAGCATATCCATCCGCCATTCGTAGTCATTGTCGTCAAAGTAGATGGGATGGAACGCTTCATCCCATAATCCAGCGGTTCCTACTGAGCCTTCGGTTGGAATGACGCAAGACCACTTGGGATTTACATTTACAAAATTGAATTTTGTTTTATCCACCTGTTCGGCAATAATTTTGAGGGCTCCTGGCTCAAACCAGCAGTCATCATTTGGAATTACCCAGTAAGGGGCGAATGGAGTGGCTTTGATAATCAAATTCCAAGCACCATTGGCACCGAGTCCGTGTGGCAATCGAATTACCCAAAGGTCCTGCACAAATTCATTGGGTTCTGGTATCCAGCTACGCTTGCCCGAGTTATCTACAATGACAACCTTTTCAACTGGATAATCGATGGAATCCAGAAGCCTTTGGGCTAAGTCAAACTTACTTAGAGTGGCAAAGCCCAAGACTGGTATCACGCAAAGACCTTCTGGAAGAAGGGCACCCATTTTTCTCGCCAAAGCAGGTCAGAATCGAACTGCTTAGCAAAGTCGATAGCGGTCTGGCTTGTGCCTCTTTCGGTGTGATAGGCGTCTTCTAGCGCCTTGACAATTCCGTTTACTGATGGAATCGAGAAAAACGATGACTGAGCTTCATCCCAGAATGGCTGGCCATCTACTTTCCAGCTATCAGCCGATGCTAGGTCCTTAGAGGCGGCAAAGTTGCTTGTAATGACCCTTGTACCGCAAGCCTGAGCTTCAACGGTTGGAACACCGAAACCTTCTCCATAAGAAGTGCTTAGGAGCACATCCATAGCAGTATAAAAACCAGCCAAAGTCTCTAGCGGATAGCCAGTTCTTAGCAAGTCTCTATCTGGAAGCAAGACAGCGCTTTTATCTAGCCCTACGGCCTTGAGTAAAGCACCCAGGTCGAATCCCGAATAAACCCTAGAAGGCTCTGCGTGAATGTAAAGCTGTGAGTTTGGGTATTTCTTGTGGAAGATGCTAAAGGCCAGTAGGTTTTCAGCAAAGGCCTTTCTGTGAATTTGACCGTTCGCTTTATTAGCGGCTACGATTCCGACCAAAAAGGCATCGTCTGGAACGCCCATATATTCTTTAGCTGAAAAGCCTTCTATCGTAGGGGTTGGCTTCATAACGCTTAGGTCTACGCCGTGAGGGATGTAGACCGAATCTATGCCCACAGAATCCAACTGTTCTTTGCCAAATGGAGACATAGTTACAGCTCTAACATTTTCTTTTTTTAGAAACTGTAGGACGCTTGGCGGAGGCGTGATGTGGTCCAATGGAACCCAAGAAATAATCTCATTGTCAAACTTCATATCGTTATAGACCCAGACATCATAAAGGGTCATTAGGACTGTTTTCCTATCAGGGTTCTTAGAGGCAAAATCGTTATACCAAACTGGTATTACGTCAGCTGAATAAAGCGTGTGACCTCTTGGATAGTGAGGCACTTGCTCTCCAGCGATTGTAAGTGTTTCGTGGCGACCTTCTAGGCCGTAGTTGGAAAGAGCAGCAAACTTCATACCAGACCGAATCATATTCTCGGCTAGAAGCTGCCCCTGGACGCCATACCCCGTAGGAGCGCCTGGACTGTTAGATGCGAGGGCTACTGCCCCATTGATGCTAGGTTGTTTGGACATAGCTTCACCATAGCAAAAAGAAACCCCCCTAGCAACCTAGAACTAGGGGGGTTTCGCCTGTTTTCAGTGGTTAGCTAACCTTAGCTAGCTGCGCCTCTGAAGAACTTGATGTGTGAGGCGTGGGTTAGGTCGCCGTCTACACGCATTAGCACACGGAATACTGTGCTGTCTGTGTTGAAAGCGTAGTCGGTTGAAGTTGCAACCTGTACGCCACCTGCAACACGGACCTTGTAGCTTGGTAGGTGCCCAAAAAGCACCGACTTTGCGCCAGTTCCGATAGCTGCCATAGCAGGGTTCTCAATTACCGAGTATCCAGCAAAGTTGTCTGGCTGGCCTACGTTTACGGTGTAGAGGTAGTTTCCTGCGTTGTCCTTGAGCTTGCGCATTGTACCGATGGTTGCACCAGCAGCCATATATGCAACACCTGGTAGGCGGCGAGCTGCGCCATCTAGGGTGTACTGAAGGTCAATCAGGTTGTCAGCGGTGAATCCACCAGTGACACCAGTTCCACCAGTGATACCAGAGCCAGCAGCGGTTACAACACCGTTTGGCTGGTCTGAACCAGTTCCAGTGGTTAGGGCAGTGTTTACTGCGTAACCTAGACCGTTACCAGCCTGTTCTGCAAGGTGAGCAGAGATATTGAATCCTGCATCCGCAATCAGTTCGTTCGATACAGGAATTAGCAGACCATACTTATAGGCCCCAAGAGTAATGGAGCTGTAAGTAGGCTCTGACTCGTCAATGGCAGAACCAGCAGACTTTAGAGTTGCGGTGCTGTATGCAGTCAGGGTTGGGATAGTGATGTCTTCACCAGAAGTGGTGTTGATTCTCTGTCCAACGTCTAGCATTGGGCCAACTAGGCGAGCAACATCGAATACCTCGTCAAAGAATGACTTTGGAACGGTGTTGGTGGAAGGAACTAGGGTTCTGTCTTCCTTGTTGAAGGTGTGAGCGCCACGGGTTGCAGCAATCTCACGTAGAACGTCAGAAGCGGAACGCTCTGACTTCTCTGGTAGAGCAAAGCCCTTAGCAGCAACAGCTGCCTCTAGGTTACGCTCTTCGTTGCGCTGGGCAACAGCAATAGCTTCGTCCGCACGGCGAATGTCAGCCTCAATGCGGTCGATTTTCTCTAGCTCAGCAGCATCCAGTCCACGCTTCTCAGCCTCAGCTGAGTCAATGACCTCACGAATTTGTGAAGTCAAGTTAGCACGGAGCTCCTGCTGAGTCTTGATGAACTCAGACATTTAGTCTCCTCTTGATAGTTATTTACAATTACCAGTCACGCTGACGCAAACTGAATACGGCAGAGCTAACTCACATCCGTTATGTAAATTTTACAAGAGTTTTCCCCGAACAGCAGAAATCCCCAAGCGAAAGAGGGGAACTTGGGGATAACCCGATTTAGCGAGTTGCTTCTGGCTTGATTACTCGGGTTTCTTTACTTGGCTCTGTTGCTTCAGCAGACTTCTCTTCAGTCTTTACTGGAGCCTGTGAGTCTAGGCCAAGCACTGCTTCTGCCATCTTGTCTGCTAGAGCCCAGATGTCGCCTGACTCTGGGTTGCCAGCTACCGCCAGGATAGCGCCTTTGATTTGTTCTTTACTAGCCATTTGTTAGTCCATTCACGAGTAGGGATAGCTTCTTTTTCTTGAGTTCCAGCATAGCTAGGTCGCCAATATTCTGTGGCTCTTCTGGCTTTGCAGTCGAAGATACGATTGCCTGTTGTAGCAGACGGCCTTCTTCTTCCGAAAGCTCGTTGCCTTCTTCTAGCTTGATAATTGCATCTGCTAGAGCATCTGGGTCTACATCTGCTCGCTTTGCAACCTTGTCTAGGCCTCGAACCGAGGTGGTGCCAGCAGTGGATGAGTAAGCAGGAAAAGCCACAATGGAAACCTCGTGTAGACGAACTGACTTTAGAGTTCTTTCGCCACCGTCTGGGGACCACTCGTCTCCACCTGATGGAACCGAGAAGCCAAAGCTCATTGAATCTACATCGCCACGGCGTAGCAGCTCAGCAGCGTCACGGCCAGCGGTTGTGTTTGGGAAAGTCGCCTTGACCTTTAGACCACGCTGGTCTTCGAAGAGTTCCATAGTTCCTGCACGGGTTGAACCAAGAACAATGCCCGAATCGTGGTTCCACAAAAGCTTTATGTCATTGCGTGACTGTAGCGAGCGGCGGAACGCACCTGGAGCAATACGCTCGATAAATGGAAGTGGTTCTGATGGAGTATTGAATACTGCGGCATAGCCCTCGAAGCTCATACCATCCGAGCCCTCACGAATCTCCCAGTCAATCGGAGTCGTGCGAGTTTCTATCTTTGACAATGCTTCGCCTTTCGCTCTGCCTTCATTCTCTGCTTCAATTCTAGCAACGACACCTTCTGCATATGCAAGTGTGCGTTGTGCTGCTCGCTTCGATGGACCCGAACCCCAGAGCAAGTGTGCAACTACCCCAGCACTAGGATAATCAGGGGAATCAGGTCTAGCGGCTGGGCTATCCAAATCCACAAGATGCCTAGCAACCCAAGCCCGTATACGAACCCATTTATCAGCAGTGACAGACCCCCGTACCATCGCACGAGCTTCACGAATCGTTCTTTCAACAAGTCCATCTCCGCCTAATCCTTCTTCGTAGTACTCGAGGCCACGCCTTGCAGCGGCTCTCATAAATGCAGGTGGGGTTAGGTTTACTTCTCTATATTCTGTTTCGCCAGTTCTCTCGTCATCGTCATCATCTTCGTCTTCTGGCTCATCGTCAGGTTCTGGAAGTGGTGCGATTTGAGTAAGGGTGGAAAACTTGTGTCCGACATAAACATCGGTGTCTCTCCAGCCACCGTTGTATTGCTCATAGACCTGAATTAGGGCTGCTGGGTCAGCTGGAGTGCCTACAACCGTGACCGAACTGTCTGGAACATTGATACGGCCATCTTCAACAATTTCTTTGATTTCGCCTCTTGCTCGACCGCCTGAGCTGTTCCAAGATACATAGTCGCCAACTCGAAGGGTTCCAGGCATAGCTCGCTCGCCACCAGGCTCCATATCCTCAGCGACCGAAAGTGCGACCATCTGGTCAATAGCATCTTGCTTAGTGCGGTGACAGCCCATTACTTCCCCATCGGACTTTTCTACTGCCCATCCTGAGCAGTCGGGGTTACTGTCTGAAATGTAATACGGCATTAGCCCAACCTCGCTTGTACTACTACAGTACCGCCTAAAGCGACAGCAGTACCGTTTATTGTGATGCCAGCCGCATTTATATCTATGCCGACTGTTTGAGTTCCTGAGTCATAGGTGATTGGAGAAGTTGCGGCAATAACGCCTGTTGGTCCTGTTGGTCCAGTTGCCCCTGTTGGTCCTTGTGGCCCTGTTTCACCCTGGATGCCCTGAGGTCCTGTCGAGCCAGTTTCCCCCTGAATACCCTGTGGCCCTTGAGGTCCTGTTTCGCCCTGCGGCCCTTGCGCCCCTGTCTCGCCTTGCGGTCCTTGCGGCCCTGTGGCTCCAGTTGCGCCTTGTGGTCCCGTTGCCCCCGTTGCTCCCGTTGCACCAGTCTCTCCTTGAATACCTTGCGGCCCTTGCGGTCCAGTTTCTCCAGTATCGCCCTTGTCGCCTTTATCGCCCTTTGGCCCAGTAGCGCCAGTCGCCCCAGTCTCGCCCTGAATCCCTTGTGGACCCTGAGGTCCAGTTGGCCCAGTCGGACCAGTTGGTCCAGTCTCACCAGTGTCGCCCTTGTCACCTTTCGGCAATACAAGGCTTAGGACCTGTGATGGAGAAGTTCCAGTGATAGTGGCAGCAGCAGCGGTTCCGCCAGTAACGGTGCCGATGGAAAGAACATTGGCTGGGCCGATTTCACCTTGGATACCCTGCGGACCCTGTGGGCCAGTATTAGAAAGGGTTATGTCTGTTGAAGTTTCAACTACCGCAACATTTACGCCTGTTTCCTGGACGGTAACAGTTGTGTTTGTCTCGACAACGGAAACTACGGATGCTGACATTATCGAGTGACCTCAGCTTGAATTTGGAATGTTCCTTGTAGCAAGCGGTAGACAGTACCCCCTGAATTTAGCTCTAGGTCATAAACATAATTGCCTGGGGTTGCAGAACCCATTGTTGCGGCAGGAATGGTGATATCAATCGTGCCAGCTGTTCCGCCAAGTGTGATACCCGAACCGTTTGCCAGACTCAGAACAGCCGAAGAGGCGTTGGCGCTTGTTCTTACTTGCATAGCAGCGGTGTAATTAGTCAAGTTGGTTGGAGTGCCACCAGTGCTCCAGGTCAAATTCAAATCGTAAGTAGCACCCTGATAAGCGGTGATGTTGTATTTACCTGGTTTTATCATTAGTCCTGCCTTATTACTGCTAATCGAACATTGTCTCTTACGGCTGTTGCATTGATGGTTTCATAGGGCTGAAGGTACATAGTAATTTCTTCTCCGCCTCTTAGAACAAAGGAATTATTTACTTCGCCCAGCCAAATGTCATCGTAACCATTATAAAGTTCTGAAAATCCAATTTGTAAAAATACTGTTGGGTCGGAATTGCCAGTTTGCTCAGTAAATCTAAATACGTAATTTGAGTTGGGCTCTAAG